GTTTTTTTGTTTGCTGAGCTGCACATAAGCCAGGAGTTCATCGAGAGCGTTTCTGTCAACTTGTAATGCATGTGTGGTTTCTGCCATTTTAGAGCCTCACTAATACCTGCGCTCCATCCGACGTCAGAACATAATACCCGTCTGAGGTCTGCACTTTTGCATATTCCACCGATGGAGCCTGCCCTCCTTCGAAGCTGAACCCGTGCCCTTTAAGGAGCCAAGGAAGGGATCCTTTGACCCCAGGATCGAGACAGTCGGGCCTCCCGTCCGCGTCGTCGTCGGTGTCAATGGATGCAAAAAACATCTGCCCGACCTGGACAGTGCCGTAGGCGATTTCTACGACTGCTCTGGTCAGGCCCCCGTCCTCGGCTGTGAGTGAGATGGATTTGATCGGATGCGAAAAGATGAGATAGTCGATGTAGTTCGTGTCTGGATCCAGAACGGCCAGGATAGGGCGGGCCATCCAGAAGAGGCCTGTGTCGTCGTCCAGGGAGGAGAGGGAGGAGAGGGAGAGAGTCGTGTTTGTGTATCCTATGTGGGCCCCGTCCTCTGTCCACTGATTGTATTTTGGGAGTTTGGTCTGGTCGTCCGTGAAGAGGACCAGAATTTTTCCGGAAAGATCCAGGGGGAATTTGTTGTTTGCGAGGAGGGGCCTGAGCATCCCGGATCACCTGACCATGAGAAGGATTGCTTTGAAAGTGGCCGAGTTTGTCAGGTCGTTGTTTATTGCCTCGATCGTCATGAAAGGGATCCCGGCCGGTACCTGAATTTTTGCGTGTTTGTTTTCTGCGCTGCTGGAGTCCAGGGTCATGGTTGCGATAGGATCCGCGTCGTCGTCCTCATCCGCGTAGCCATTGACGACCACGGTGACTGAGGACGCGCTTCCGGTATAGGAGCCTACAAGCCAGATGATGCTTGCCCCGTCCGTATTTATGAATCCGGCCGCAGGTCGGGAGAGAGTATCTCCTGCATCGAGTAGGGTGCCATCTACTCCAAATGGGAGCTTCTTATTTCTTGTTTCGCCTTCCATTGTATAGCCTCTAAAAAAAAGAATCCCGTCGATTATGACGGGATGCAGGCAACACAGTATCTCCAGTTGCCGTAGCCAACAGCGAACCTGGAATCAACGCCCATCTTGATAACTCCTGAATTGAACCAGTCATCCGATACAGATCCGGTTCCACCAAGGGTGATGAAGCGAGGCTTCCTCCTGACCTGGTAGATGAGTGGCTTGGTCGGGCGGTTCGTGCAGGCAAAGTACCAGGAATCCACATCTGTGATCCACGGATTGACAATGACTGTGTACTTGCCCTTATGCACGTTGATGGTGGGGGTCCTGTCCGTGCCGGATGCTGTGTACCTGGCGATCTCGGAAGCTCCGATCAGTTCCAGGGCGGTCATCTCAAGCTCAGGCGGGACGATGAGAGTGTCACCGACAATGCCCATAGGCTTGCCCTTGTCGTCCTTATAGCGGAGCATCTTGGCTCTGACGGTGGCCAGGTTGTCTGCGGTCAGTTCGTAGGTCAGGTCGTTTGACTGTGTGCCACTCTTCCCTTCGGCGTGGTCAGTGTCGAAGAAGTACTGCCCGTCGTAACACTCCGCAGACACTCCCCCAACGAGGATCTCCATCGCGCGTTCCCCTGGATACCTCCGGGCTTCATTGGCAAGGTCCTTGATGGCCAGCATGATCTGTCCGGTCTGGTCGTCCTCGATAGCTTCCTCGGTGATCGCGATGCTTGCCTCGTACTTTTTGTTGAGTATTTCGAATCCATATTCACGGATGACCTTTGGCATCCTCTCATCAAGCCATTCCCTCATCTTGGGCGTGGCTCCGAGCATGGCATAGGTCTCTTTGCTCTTGGTGGATGTGACTTCCGTGCAGATGCCCTTCCACGTTTCGTCCACAATGCCTTCCCGGAATTCCTTATTGAAAGTCGCCCTGGCCGCGTTCACGATGTGGTAAGGGAAATCAGATGGTGTATTGACAGCCATTAGCAGCTCCCTCCGATATCAACGAAGATTTTTCCAGAATTCTCAAACTTGACGGCCTTTCCGACCTGGGTGGCGTCAGTTGAAGTTTTCGTCACTGTTGCGTTATCCAGAGCATAGACTGCGGAGCCTATGTCCGTGATAGCTGCACTTGCAAGTGCGAGTTCGTGGATGCCCTTTCTGGCTACGCGAACATACTTGTCCCCTGCGGCACCGGATGAGTTGTCAACTCCCTCGATAGCTATGCCAACGAAAACCAGGCTGGCGGCCTTGGTCATGCTGGCCGCATACCCGCTGGAAAGCTTGACCATCGTTCCTTTGTAGATCTTCGTGCTGGCCGCTACCGGGTAGGCTACAAGCTCCCCTGGCTGGGAGTCAGTGTCGATGTCTGCGGTTACTGCGGTCATTCAATCCCTCCGTATTTTTCGAGGTCCTCGGCATTCAGGCCCGCGGCCTCATAGACAGACTTCCCGGATTCATAGACTCCAGTGGCTTTTCCACTGCCTCCGGTCCCGACCCCTCCACTCGAACCTATATGAGAACTGGCCGTGGACTTCATCGCAGCTGCAGTGGCCCGGATCACCCCGATGGGTGGTTTGGAACTCAAAAACTCCTTGATGGCATCTTCCTTCATGAAGGAAACAAGTTCCTTGACGGCGTCGTTGTACTCTTCTGTTTCTTTGCGCTGGTTGTCGTGGGATTCCAGAGCAGCCTTCACGGCTTTCTCCACTGAGCTTTCGATGGTCTTGTCCTTCTCTTTGAGCTCAGTTTCGAGCTGTGCGTTTGTACTCTTGAGTTCCGCAATGGTGGACTCGAGTTCAGTGATTTTCTGTTTCTGATCGTCTTCTGGCGTTTTTTCGCCTCCTTTTTTTGTTGAGTATTCTGGATATTTTGATGCAAGTGTAGCGGCAAGCATGGATCCGGTTGGACGGACACCTACGCCCATCTCAGGAGTAGCAGCAGGCTTGTAAGGCCATGTCACGACAGTGGCTCCGACTCCGTATCCTTTCTGAACCTTGTTGCCTTCCATTTCAAGCGGTACGCATTCCTGGGAAAGGCCTTCGAAAAAATCAGAGTTGATGAGGTCGAGGGCCTTGTCAGGAAGGTTGTTGAACGTAGCCCATACAAGCTTCTCGGCGGGGTCATACTCAACGTCTGAGATCGTTGCTTTGTTGAGCAGGTGGTTGTTGTTCTCATGGTTGATTGAAACCAGACCACCCTCCCAGGTCCGGTAGTCCTTCGAGAGGAACTCCTCGGTCAGGATGGCCTCTTCACCAAACATGTCGTAGGAGGACTGCCCGGCTTTTGCGATTGCCATACGCAGACCTCCCCCCTCTACCGGCTGAGCTGTAGACTTCAATGGGGATGTGATGAACGGAGATTTGCTCACGGCACACCTCCAAAAATAAAAACTGTCATGAGCGAAATGTTTGAAGAAGGAGTATAAAAAGGAAAGTTGAATTTATGGAAAAAAAGAATTCAAAAAAGAAGTAAGATTTCCAGATATCCGGATAAATAAATCAATTATACATGCTCGAACTGGATTCCATGATCTCCGGGGTACGGTTTCTTATGGTCGTTGTCCCCTCTCCAGATCTCGTCAGGAATGCCATCAGGGAAAGCCTCACATTCGTGAATTCCCCGGCCTTTCCAATGGAAGTGTTTGCAATATGAGCAGACAGGACTATAGATTATTTCTGCGTCAGATGAATCATCCAAAACATATTCTTCTTCAGCCATGATTACCACTCCATCTGTTTATAGTCAAGCCCGAGGTCTTTTGAGACGCGCTCCCATACCTTGTGATGATGGATCATGTTCCACTCTTCATATGATAGTTTCCCCGATTTAACTTGTGGAGCTAATTCTGCATATACTTCTTTGTCATATTTGTTATATAAAGGTTTTATTTTTTCATCAAAGTACTTCTTGTTCCACCCCGTTTCTCCTGGCTTCATCGAGTAAATATACTTTCTCCCGCAAGCGCGGATCTCAGTAACCCCGAACTCAGCGGAGACGTCGATATCATCTATAGAAAAGGAGGTGTTCCTTGGGTGATTGTGGGTGAGTCGATTGCCCCGGAATTTTTCAAGTTCTTTGGCATTGAATGATACTGAGCTCTTCTTCCCCTTCTTGGAGAACACAACGTCTCCTTTGTCATCAAGAACTATGGCTGTTTCAAAGTTGTTGTCCTTGATAGTCTTTTCATGCTCTTTAACCATTTCTTCAAAGTTAGTTTTCTTCTTTTCAGTTTTCTTTTCAGTTTTCTTCTTCTCAGTTTTCTTTTTTGCAGGCGTTTTCTTCTGTGTGTTCTTCTTCGGAGTTCCGGATTCCTTGAAAGCCCAACCTTTCCCTTCATCATAGTAAAGGCCCGCAGCTTCTTTCTGCTTCTCATATTCTTCCTGTGGGGTGTCGCGATCCGGATCATCGAAATATACTATGGCTCGATGCCTGCAGTTCGGCTCGTGAAGCAGCTGCTGGGCCATGTCGGATTCGGGAGTTCCGTAGGTGAAATGCTGGCCAACAATCGCGGAATGATCCGGACGGGACCTCTCATCCACGGGCCCGATAAATCTCCACATCTTGAAGCCTTCTTCCTGGTAGGCTGCAGCTCGGCCGTCCTCGTAGGCCCCATGCATGGAGGTCCTGGCCAACATATCTGCGTAGGAGTCAACGGTCGTATGATAGGCCCGGGTGATCTCCTTCTCAACGATCCGGAGCGTGTGATCTTTTGTGACCTCGATTACCTGCCTGGTCTGGCCTGTTCGGTCGATCGTGATTGTTTCGGATCCTCCCCATATGTCCTCTGCGTACTGCCTGATTTCTTCCCCAATAATTTCTCCGGACCCTCCATTTTCTGCCTGTTCCAGGATAATTTCCCGGGCCCGGGTCTTCAGCTGCTCGCCGGCGGCCCCGTTGACCTCTGCGATGTAGCCGAAGTATTCTGCAGAGAGCTGTTCGATGGTCTCCAACTGTACCCGGGTAAGTTCTTCGGAAGAGCTCCGGAGGAAGCTTTGCTTCTTTTCTCCTGCCTGCAGGCCTGCAACAAAGCCGGCTGCAATCTCGACAGCCAGAACTTCAGCCTGCTCCTCGTTGATCTTCTTGACCTGCAGGTCGATGTTCCTGCCCAGGACTTCCGGATCGATTTCAACCAAGCAGATCCCCCACAGCTTTTCGGGCGGTCTCGTAAGCTTCTCGAAGCCTCCTGGATAACCCATCCCCCTCTGCTCCGGACGGGTCCGTTTCGGCTGTGCTCTTGCTCATCTTGAATGCCGGCATGGTCTGAGTAGGTGCAGCTGCAACCTGGTCGAAATTTTCAAGCTCCAGCATCCCGAAGCCGTCTTCATCCGCAAGGGCCTGGATATCCTCACGGCTTGCTCCCACACGCTTGATTGCCTCCAGTTTCTGCGCTTTTTTAAGGCCTGCTTCTGCCAGGGCCAGGATATCTTTGACATCGGGGGTATCCAGGACGAAGTGAGCTTCCAGGTCCTTGAAGGTGTATGTGTCAGTCTGTATATCCCCGTCCTCTTCTTCTGGATCGAGTTCCACGGTCCAGGTCTTGCTCTCGAAGGCCTCTTTGATCAGCTGATCCGCTACAGTCTGATAGTCCCTCCGGGCCCCGGCGTGAACAGAATTGAAGAATTGCAGGATTGTCCTGGATGTTGCAAGCTCCGAGCCTGTGGCCTGAATGAGCGCAATAGGGAACCCGAAGGCCTGACCTATTTCCTCATTGAGAAGGTCAATGAGATTCCGGATAAGTATGTATGAAACATTCCGTCCGGACTCCACCACTTTGATCTCCATGTCCGGACCGCTTGCATAGGCCCCCCCGTCCTTCAGGCAATTGATGATATCTCGAATGGCTTTCTTGATGGCTCCCGTCCAGCTGTTGTAGTTTGACGACATTGCCGCATACATTTCCGGGTCAGTGTTTTGAAGCTCCTCCGGGGGTTTTGGAGGCACGCTCGAAATGAGATCCTTGCTCCCGTCTGGTTGCGTAATCTCCAGGAGTTTTCCGGAAACTACGTGGATAAAAGGAGAAAGGACCCTGAAGATCAGGTTGGGACTGTTGACCAGGAGGAGCCTTTTCAGCCATATTGCCAGGATTACGCTGTCGATGGGGGCAGGATCCTCGGGCCTGACTCTGTGCATGGCTATGATCCGGGCTGCTGAGTCTACCCGGAGATTTTCCCGATTTTGAATGTTGTACTTTTTTGCTACCTGGTCAAACGTTTCCAGGGCTTTCTGGTCCTCGAATTCTCCCTGGATGTACGGAAGACCGTCCGGGATGAACCAGCAGTCAACGGTTTTTGTACTTGCACTTGTTGACCACCCATCAGGGATCTGAACGTGCTGGTGATAGGCGACTACATTAGAGTCCCAGGGATCGGTATAGGTGACCATGCTGGCAGGATCCAGGTGAGCCATGTTGGCAAGGTGTTCGGAGCCCGGGGAGTTGTCCCGGCGCCTGTAACTGTGGCCTGTAAGGATTAGATAGTCCCGGGCATCCTCTCTATACGCATCCATCAGGCCGATATGCTCAAGGTGTGCACGGATATCCTCTATAGCCTGCTCAAATCGCTTGTTGTCGGAGGTCTGGATGTGATACCCCTGCAGGAGAACATTTGTCAGGTACGGCATGATGGTCCCTTTGATCAGGGGATCCACGTCGAAGCTGTCCTTCCGGAGTGCCGGATCAGCGCCAGGGAGTTTGTTCTTGGTATTTACCAACCATGACAGAAGGCGACTGTAATTGGAGTATTCGTCTGAGCCGATCTGGCCGACGGAAGCACCTACGGTTGGAGAATCTTTCGTTTTTTGTGAGGAAAAGAGACGGGAAAAAAGTTTCATGATGTGGGCTTTAGTAGCCGACTATAAAAAGGAAAGTTAAACGCGGAACCCTCCACCTGATAGGCCCACGCCGCCCCAGGTCATCGATGTTGGAATTCGAGTTTTAATCAGATCGTTCACAATGCAATAATCAGCGTATGAGAGGGTATCAACCTGGTCGTCATTTTTGGAGTTGGGGAACTTGAGGAGCTCGGCTTCCCAATCAGTGAGCCAGTGTGCACCTTGCCGGAAGTATGTAGTCTTCAGGTTCATCCGAATGGCCGCCGAGAGTGCCCGGGTGAATTTATCGCCCTTTGGCTCAAGGTCTACCAACGGAAACCGCTCTCTCTTGAGGTTCTGATAGGTGGTCTTTCCAATGCCCGCTGATTCAAAACCCAACAGGACAAGACCCGGTAACTTCGAATGCTTCCGGAAGAATTCCATGTGGTCTGCGCCCTCAAGCTTTGTACGGAAAACATCCAGGAGAAGCAGATCCTTCTTGGGGGTCAGGGCCCAGGTAGACAGCACGAAGTAATCTGAGTAAGTCTTGTCTGTCCCTGCGGGGTCGCATGTCTGGAACATTGTGCATGATTTCTTCGGAACCTGGACGATTCCTTCCCCGGTGTGCAGGTCATAGGTGAGTGGACCTTCAGTGAAGTACTGGAAAGAATCCCTCTTGAACAAGTTCCCCTTGGCTGCGGATGGTCTTTGCTGGTAGAGTGAAAGCCAGGTGTACACCGGAACGGTTGCCTGGATCTTCTTCATAACATTTTCGGGGTATTTCCCGGGCCACAGGGCGAGGCCTTCATCCGGTCGTTTGTCGTAATCTGGCCTTTCTTCTTCAGAGACGGCTGGCAGTGTGATCACTTCCCACTGGTCCGCGTCCGGATCATTTTTTGCGAGATCTAAGAGCCGGCCTACCAGGTCGTCTTCATGCCAGCGGGTCATTGTTAAGAGAATTGCAGCGTCTTCTTCCTGACGGGTGTAGAAAGTGTCCGTGTACCACTCATAAACCTTGTTTCGGATTGTTGCGCTTTCTGCTTCTTCCCGGTTCTTGATGGGGTCGTCGATTATACCGTATTTGAATCCCATCCCGGTAATTCCTCCGCCTACACCGGCCGAGCGGTAGACCCCTGATGAGCCTACAATCTCAAAAATATCAGAGTTTCGGAGGTGACTGCCTTGTGCGGTAGACCTGACGTTAGAAGAATTGAGACTTACATCAGGAAAAAGAGTATGATATTCAGGGGAGTCTATAACCCTCTGCACGTCCCGGTTCATCCTCGACGCAAGGTCTGAACTGTATGAGCAAGCAATAATATTGGTCTCGGGATGCTTTCCAAACAGATACGCCGGAAGACGCCTGGAAACTAATTCACTGTTATGAGTTGTGAGTAATGATTCACCTGCTAAATATAATCCGTCTTCGCTGTCTACCTCGATGCAGTTCCCAACTTCCCCATTTGGTTCGTACCGTATATTAGTGATACCTATCTTTCTCTGTGGGGCTAATCTTTTTGGACGTTTCCGCTCTAACGCACAAGGGATATCTAATGTAGGGTTGAAACCGATTACATAGTATGGCTTACGTCCCTGGATACCTGAGGACGATAGCTGAGGATCTACGGTTTGAATATATGGTCTGAATCCCAATGTTGTACATAAATCAAAAACACCATCCGCAAGAGGTTTGTCTGCTGTAGTAAATCTAATTCTTCCGTTTTCATCACAATGCCCGTCAGTATCTGCAAGCCCGGCAAGAAGTTGTAAACGTTGGTCAATAGAACTTCGTAGAAATATTTCTGGGATAAATTTTGTGTTTCTTAGGCCCAATGATGTAAGTTCTAAGGTCATCCTGCCAGATACGTTAGGTCTTGGGCCGCTGAAATATGTGGTATAGACGCCGGTAGTTTTGTGGACACACACAGAAGATACTGGATATCCACTTGAAATTATCTTATCAATTACTGCGCTGTCTTTTTTGTCGTGCGTGACACATGGTTTATTCCGTGAACCATCGCCCAACCATGCGCCCAATACATACGGGTGCATTGGTAATTTTTTTTCATCAAATTGAATTACTGAGGACAGGGGTATTTGGAAAATGCATCGGCCTCTAGACATCACCTGAGCCGATGTACCATGTTTTGTTGTTCTTTGAAACCATTTTGTTTCAATAGTCTGAAATTTGCCAGATGATCTATTATATATCAACCACTCGTGGTTTCCGTGACACCTGATTTCATGACCGTTGTTAAACGTGACTACCCAATCAGATGGTGTTTTTCCGCTTACTGCAAGTACTTTGATAGGGACTCCAGATGGATGAAACACGCGGTCTCCCTTTTTTAAATCCCCGTGTTTTTTCCATCCTTCGGTGGTCAATATCGGCGTAGAGTCGGCAAGCTGTTTTCCATGTCTGGGGGGCATCGATATTATGAGCCGCCTGATCTCCCCAGCTACAAACTGATCGAGCTTCTGGCAGACAAGGTCATGGTGCCAGTTTACCTGGTAATTCTTCTTAGTGTAGGTTGTGAAATCCAGCAGGCCTTCCCGGGCTCTCCTCTTGGAGAGAAGTTCCTTTGCAGCTTCAGTCTTCTTGCTCATCGTCTTGCGATTCTTCCTTGTTGATGATTTCTAAAAGCTCCTCGTTTGTGATTTCTTCAGTCGATCGTGGACCGTTTGGCCTATCCTTATCTATAATTGCCATGAGCTCATCATCTGACATTTCTTTAACCGATCTGTTATCAATTTTCTTTTCATTGAGTGTTTCTTTCATGTTTTGGATATCTTTTCTTATCTGTGGGATGGACATTTAATCGCCTCTTTGAGTTCCTCTATTTCCACTTTGAGTTCCTCTATTTCCGAATCTTTCATTATTGCGTTTTGAACCTGTAAAGCCTGTATGTAAACCCGGATATATGCCAACTTAATATTGTCTCCATTTTGTGGCCTGAATCTCTTTGCTTTTAGGCGATCACGCAGCTGTGTTATTAATTCACTATTGGCTGTTAAGAGGGATTCCCGCGAAGAGAAATTTATGGAATCTTTTGGGCAACTGTTAGTGTTTTTCATATGATTGCCTTTTATGTATGTGGCTCTAAAATGACATTTTCACCATTGCATATTATACACTTTATTAATATTTCAATCCACACACCCGCGAAGAGTACGACTGTCCCGATAGAATCATCGTTTCGAAACGTGTTCTGAAACAATATAAAAGAGAGTTCATTCCAATTTAAGCAAAGCTTCAGGAATATCAAAAAAAAGTGTATGATTTTTGAAGGTCATCTCCACTCAAATCATGTATTGCTACATGTGACCTATTTGAGTAAAAATGATGGGTTTATTTACATGTCCAGTTTCTGCATGTTTGTGTTGCACTTATCACTTTCTTCGATAAAGTACAATATGTTTCATTTGGTCTCCATTTCTTGCAGTGTTCACAGCCTATGAGTTTATCATCCATGAGTTTGCCCGTAATGTAGTTCTCTGCCTCTAAGATACTCTTGAATACGTATAAATTTTGTATCACTTTCCAATCTATAGTATGTCTATTTACCTGGTTTGCCAAAGCTTGTTTATCATTTTCGTACTTTTCAAGCCTGATTTTTTCGGTGTCGGATACTTCTTTCAATTCTATTTCAACCGTTTGTTTTTTTAATTCTTTATTAAGTCTAACCTGTGCCAGGGCTTGACGGGTTTCTGATATTTCCTGTTCTTGTTTTGCTAATCTCATCTCAAGGGCCTTTTCGGGATCTGCTTCAGAAATGATAGAGAGCGCGCCAGACTCTATGGCATCTCTGTAGTTTTTTTTATGGATTGAACTAAGCAGATCAAACGTTGTTTTTACATCGAGATCGATTAACGTCGTGATTTTTATAGTGACCATGCGCGCTCATCCTGGAATCATTTTAGTAGCTTTGCTCTCCGTGCTTTAATCTCTTGAATGTCCGAGAGATTCCTTTTTAGCACTTCCAGTTCAGTTTCCGTTTCTTTGATCTTCATTTCTACGAAGCTTTCAGATACCACGTTTAGAAGTGTTTCATTCAGTCCTTCGTCTAAAACATCAGAAAATGTTTTTCCGTGAACATGCTTCAGTGATTCGAATATATTCTTTTTTTCAAAATCTATTGTTAGAGTAATGTTTACTTTCATACAGATTCTCCATTTTCGTGAAAGTCTATGAGGGATGTTCTGTTCAGCCTACTCCGTACTAGTCGGTACTAACTAGTACGGAATAAAAATAGCCAGGGCTATTTTTAAAGGCTGAACGTTCAGCCGATACCGTTTATTTTGGGGTGTGGGGTGTAACTCTAGTCTGTACGAGTACGGAGTGGTATTGGATTTACAGAATTTTACCCCCTAGAGGTATTTGAAAAAAGGAAAATTGGAGTCATACGTGAACACCCCCTTTAGCGTTGAGAGGATCTTCTCTGCATGGCTTTGATTCCATGAAGTTCTGTATAGCCCGTTTTGTGTAATAGTCTTTGAAATAATCGTTCAGAGCTCGCAGAACTTTCATCATGGCCTTTGCTTCCGTTGGGATTTCCACGGGGTCATCGGACAATGCATTCCGCAGATACGTGTCGAAAAGCTCGGCTTTGTCCTTTGAAAGTGTGGCACGCAAGAAGTTGATTATACACTCCTGCTGGATCTCTACCTTATAGAGACGCTGTTTTGTGTGAGCCAGGTCTTCCAGGAGGATGTCAAGATCTACCCCGGGTGTTGTCATTAGAAGGCCCCCCAGGTTTCGAGCATCTGCCAAATATGGTGCTTTCCGGCCAGATCAATTGCTTTCTGGACCTCCTTCAGGTGACTCATAGACATTCCTCCGTGACACATGCTTTATAAATCCGGGTACACTGCATGACCCACCTCGGGATCTTCCTGAAGGTAATTCCGATCCCACGGCGAGAATTGCGGAGGATCCTGAGGGAATCATGCCATCCATTGCGAAGGAACCTTGGGAGGAGATCCTCGTTTGTTTTTGGGAGGTCTGACCATGATATTGGTTCAAGCAGCCGGTGGAGTTCTTCGATTGCCTGTTTCAGGGACCCCCATGGGTCACATGGCTCATAACGAGATTGGGTTGTTGTGGAGGTCATGCTGCCTCCATATCCCTTTTGGCGAGTCGTTTAGCTTCCTCAACAATTTGGTGATTTTCCAGGTCGTCAATTTCTCCTGCCGCGTAGAGGTCTCGTCTCATTGCTGTAGCCACGAGGGTTGCGTGTGCGTTGATCTTGCCATCCGGTGTTCGATGATACGCTTTTCGCAGGGTTTCGAGATATCTGTTCTTTTTGTTCTGGATTGCCTGCTGTTCAGGCGTCAATATGACCACATGGGGAAACTTCCACATATCCAGTTCCTGGTCAAGTGTTGCAGACATCAGAATCCCTCTACAAAGGACCTTGCAACCGACCGCCAGGCCACGGATTTAACCCCGGAAAATTCAGGCAGGCCGATGTCCTCGGCGACTTCTCTGAAGGAGAGCAGAGGGTCCGCTTCCATGTGAACAATGAAGAGATACTCGCCCCCGGCCTCCAGGAGGGCTTCGTGCTGTTCAGCCGCAAACACGAACCTTCCGGACCGGAGTGAATTTTGGTGGCTGTGATCCGTGACGGTGGCCTGGCAGGACTTGATTTCAAGGGGAACCCCGTGGTAAACTGCATCAAATTGCCCGTTCAAAAAAATTATGTCCGGGAGAAGTCTCCGGACATATTCCTCGATGGCCTTTCCGTTCCGGGATGCCAGAACGTTCGAGTCGATCTTTTCGGGATTCATCAGATACCCCCTTCTGGTATCCTTGCATACTCTCCGCCCGGGTACAGTATGATGTTCATGAGCCACATGTCCAGCTGGGATTCATGTGGGATCCCCTGAGAGTCCCGGGTCAGGATCTTGATTTCCTTTTCAGAGGTCATTCAACGGCCTCCTCAACTTTCCCGCAGTTTCCATCAGGCCGGGTACTGTATGAGGTCAGCATGGGCCGGAATGCAGCGTCAGGATCTTCTTCTGCCTGGAATCTGGAGAAGTTCTTTTCGAGCTCTTCTTCGGGCTCAATGATCCTTGACTTCTTGACGATCCCGGCATCATAGGCCCTGACAAACTGCCGGAGGGCTGTCATTTTGTTTTTTACAGACTTTTTCCCAACGATCTCAATAATGAGCTGACCGGCTTCTTTCAGTCCTTTTCCGGAGACTTCTTCGATCTTTTTCCAGGTGGTTTTTATTGTACTTCCGGAATACCAGATATGCAGCTGACCTTTATGCTCACAGTACATCAGGTTCTTGTAACCCGGGACAGGGTGTTTGAGCAGAGTAATAGGTCCGGGTTTGAGTTTTTTTGCGGGTTTTTGTTCCGTTTTCTGGGTTTTTTTCCGGTATTCATCTACTGCCTGTTCAACCATTTCCCTGGTAAGTTTCGTTGCAGGATCAGGATCTTCTTGGGCCCGGATACCGAGGAACACACGACGAATTTCTGATTGTTCCATTTCCTC